GTCGAACTCAAATCGAGCGCCTGCGGTTTTAGCGGTCTTGTAGACAGGTCCTCGAGAAGCTAGCATCCAGCACCAGCCGCACGTTTCAGCGCCAGTAGGTACCCGTGCCCATCCTCTCACAAGGCGGGACTTGCCCTTAGCTTCTCGCTTAGCGTTAACCTCATCGTGGAGGTCATCCAGCGAAATCTCAGAGGAGGTGAACTCGTCATCTTCCTCCCAGACAATCTGGTCGTCGAGAGCCTCATCAACATCACTGACAGCTCGTAGGATCTCCCGCCGTCCGCCGTTCTCAACCGTCCGAGCTACACGCAGGGCCGCTCGCGCCACCTCGTTAGCCGTCGTATTCGGCTTCATCATAAGAGGGCGAACCTCCTCCATATCCTTAACGAACCTCTCGAAGGAGAGTCGAGGAAGTGGCCGGTTCGGCATAGGCGCGTCGGTGACCTTGGCCCGCTCCTTCTCGTACAGGCGGCGAGCAAGGTTAGCCCCGTAGGTGTAACGGGAAGCAACTTGCGGGAAGATCGTTTGCAGTAACAACCTCCAGATGGGGAGGGTGACCTGCCTCGAAGCATAACCCGCGAAAGTCGTTGTGACCGACCTAATCACTGGGGCTACGTTGGCCGATTGAGCGGCCTCTAATTCAGCTAGGTTCATCGCTCACCGGCTGTTCATACATAGCGTTCAAGGCGTTGATAGGATCTGTCTTATCCTCAGCCTCCATGCGGCGACGCTGCTCAGGTGAGTAGCCCGCGTCGATACGCGCCTGCTCCTTAGTAATGAAGCCAGCACCATTCGCGTACTTCTTAGCTGTCGCATCAGCGATAGCAGCAACCGTCGGCGTCGAGGGGTCGCGCCACAGCGCCTCCATGCGGAAATCATCCAGCGAGAGCTGTCGGCCCATGACCAGCAGGGCAACACGCATAGCGCGCTCCCATGCATCCCCGAACTGTACAGTCAGGGACTCGCAGGTACGAACCAGCCGGGTTTCCGCTGCTCGGATAGCCTCAGCAGACGCAGGGTTATCGGAGGAGCTGGAAAGGTAGCTCGGCGGCAACCCTGTGTAAACGGCTGCCATGCGGAGAAGTTGGTCGATAGCCTCGGTGAAGTTCCGAAGCTCCGCAGCGTTCAGCTGGGAAACCTTACCCTGAGGGTCTTCAATCGCAATGTAGCTGTTGATGTACAGCTCCAGCGGTGACTTTGTATCGCCCTTAATCTCGTTGGCCGAAGCACCGAAGATCACACGCTGGGGCGTGGCCATAAGCTCAGAGGTAGCCTGCATATTCATGAGGATGCGGCTAGCAGCGTCGGTGACCGACTGTATCTCCTCGGTGATGATCGAGGTGCCGTACAAGTCTGCGCTGTTGCTGCGACGAACAACCGGAACAACCGGCACAACGCCGAGACCGTGCTGCACGGTTTCTGCAACCTTCAGCTGTCCCTGGTCGCGGAGGTAGTACTCAGTGCGATCCGGGAAGTAGAGGGTAGCAGATGCTACCTGGTTGCTGTCATCTAACACCTTGCGGACGGCCCACAAGACCTCCCCCGTTCGGGGGTCAATCTTAGCGAAAAGTCCACGAGGGGACTCTACCCTGATTACCGGAATATCGGGCACCCGCAGGGGGTTAGCTTCATCCTCCTCGGTAGGCGCTGAGATCGTGATGTACGATCGGCCATATACGAGAGAATCTGTCACCTGGTTCACCATCTGGGAATCCAGTGAGTTAGCCCGGTACCAGGCCCAGAGCTCGTCATCCCCAGAGGTGGTAGAATCTCCGCGCTGGAACCCTTCGAGAATCAGACGCTCAGCGATCGCACTCACGTAGATACGCGGGATACCTACCTGTGCCAGCAGCTTACGCAGCTGAGGCGGGGTAGCGATGCCGATCGCCATGTCGCGAGCCTGGGCATTGTAGTAAGACCAGAGCCGCGGGAAGCTCATCTGGTACTTATCCATCTCATTAAACGCCTGGTCGAGGGTAATCTCGACCGGCTGGGTGTTTACCATGTGATAGCGCCTCCTCCGGTGCCGTTTCGTGTCTTTCGGTCAAGCAGGTACTGCTGCCTAGCGCCGAAAGCCAAAACCGCAGTTACGGCCCCGTCAATCTTCCGGCTGGAGTCCTTCGACTCCTTGCGGATGCTGATAGCATCCCAGGGGGTTGGGTGTCGGTGAGCATTCAGAACATACCACCGAAGCAGAGGATCACCATTGTGAGTAGCCTCACCCGACAGGATCGCATCGACGAACCTCTCGCAATCAAGCGCAAAGCGCTTCTGCGACCCGCGCATATCGAAGCCGATAGGGCTATTCGGGCTTGCCCAAACCTTCAGCTTCCTCTTATAGTCCCTGCTCCAAGCGTCGATGTACGACTCCATCTCGTGGACGTCCGAACGGAACGCCACAACCTTGTAACGCTCGAACAGCGAGCGGACAACCGCATCCACATCCTCGCGGGGAACCAACCCATCGGGCATCTTCTCCGGGTTCCACGTCCGAAGGAGGAACACAGCACCGTCGCTGATGCGACAAGCTGAGATAGCTGTGTGGTCGTTCGACTTCGAGCCGTCCAAGCCAAGTGCAATCTTATCTCCCGGCTGAAGCTTCAAGCCCTCGCGGTAACCTGAATCCCACTCAGCGGGGGAGAACCAGGCATCTTCAGCGGCGTTGATCTGATTCAGGAACTTGCGCCGCGACTCCGACACCTTGTTACGGATGTCGAGGATGTCGTCGATAATCAAGTCTACGTCGAGCCAGACTGCATCTCCTCGGGCCACCAACAGGCCCTGGCGCAGCGACTCAATGCCAGCGGCGAATCCCTCGGGATCTTCCTTCTCCGACGGGATCTCACCGACAGGCGTGTCTGAGGGAGCCTCTAGAGCATCGTACAGCAGGCGGGTATCTACAGCCTCGCCCGCTAGAGCTTTCTGGTACGCATCCCAGTCAGCCTCGCCTACGCTATCCTGTCCGGGAACGTGAGCGTTGCAAATGCTGAGGCTGCGACACGAGCCATACGCTGACTTAGTAACGTTACCAGCGATGACGTTAGCCATGTCCTTACCCTGGTTGGACTCAATCCACCACTGCGTTTCGTTCTGCACGACGAACGTCGGACGCTTACCTTCCAGCGCCATAGGCGAACTGGTCACGCCTTCGATCATCTTCCCTCGGTTGTCGTAGACGATCGTCTTGTTGACGTCGAGTCCGAACTCCTCCTTCATGTGGGGGGAGATCAGCGAGGGGAATAGCGTGAAGGTGTTGCGTGTCTGATCGTTGGAGACAGCGGCAATCTGCACCCAGGGGTCGTACTTCGGCTTGCCAACCGCCCGGCCTTCAGTGTCGAAATGAGAAAATTCCACAGGCCCAAGAAGCTCCGCCAGCGACAACGCGCCAACCAGAGGGTCCTTCCCCCAGCCCTTCATACGTCTCAGCGTGCCAGAACGGTAGACAAACCGTCCGTCCGAATCGACGGCATACCACCAGAGGATGAAACGAGCTTGCTCCATCGTGGGCATGAACGGCTGGCCAGCATACGGCCCTCCGGGGGTAAGTACATACTTGTACAACCAGTTCAGGATACCCCAACCGAGGGTGTGCTCGGGGAGAATCCAGTCGCCGTTATCGTCAGTGGCCCACGTCGGGCCGATAAAGTGCGGTGCCGCCATTACCAGCCTCTCGTCGCTCTCGCCACTCTACGAATGTCTGAAATGGAGGTGGCGGAAGCTCCAGGCCTTTAGCTGCAGCCCAAAGCTCGATACCCCGCATCAGTCGTGTAACCCAGCGGATGTACTCGAATTGCTCACTCTCCGATTTTTGTAGTTCAGTTATCTGTTCCTGGAGACGTTTCTCCAGCTCGATCTGCCCCTCTTCGAGGGATCGAATACGCTTCTCTGTGTACTCCTCTTTCTTCTTCCGACTATTTTCCTTTGTCCGGGAGAGCCACTGGAAAGCAGCGGGAATCCCACCAAAACGCTCCTTTAACGTGCGCTCCGAAAACAGGGCGGTTCCGCCGAAGATGAAGAGAAGTGCCAGGGTGAGCCACTGAATACCAGGGTGTTGTGGTAAATTCGTTATGTGCGTCACCCAGTCCACTATCAGGCTCCTTTCAGGTACAAAATGTGTTACCCGGCTGCACCCCCCCCCGGCGGGGGGGGG